ACGGTCATTCTGAGCGGGACACCGCAAGCGCGCGTCAACCTGATGAAGCGAGACGCGCAGTGGTGGCAGTTAAACACGGTGCCGACGATTACGTCACCGCTGCCGACCTCGTTCTTCTACAACCCGACCTATCCGAATGGCGAAGTGTGGTTGTGGCCGGTCCCGACAACGGCGTATGACGTGCAGCTCTGGTGCCGCGGGATTCTCTCGACGCTGACGCAGTTTGCGACCTTTGATCTGCCGCCCGGCTATGAAGATGCGATCACGCTGACGCTCGCGGAAGACATCGCCAACGCCTTCCAGAAGCCGGTGACGAATGAACTGCGCAGCAAAGCGCAGCAGGCTCGCGCGCGCATCTTCGGCAACAACCTCGAGATTCCGCGCCTGGCGACTCGGGACGCCGGGATGCCGGGCCGTGGCGATGGCTCGGGCGTACCGGACTTCTTTTGGCCGAACGGCAGCATCGTGAGTCAACGCTGATGCCGGCGTCTAAGTTTCCCGGCTTCATCGGTCAGGCGTATCAGAGCCTCAGCCCCATCGCGGACTGCTCGACGCTCATTAACTGGTACATCGAAGCGATGGAAGACCCCGGCGCGAAATCCGCCGCGGTGTTCTATCCCACGCCGGGCTTTGAGACGTTTGGCTCTGTCTCGCAGACGGGTGGACGCGCGATTTTCTCCACCGCCTCAGAAACGGGCCGCTGCTTCGCGGTGATTGGCTCGCATCTCCATGAAGTGCTGTCGAGCGGCACGATCACCGATCGCGGGACCATGGCGATTGACGGCAACCCCGCCACGATCTGCACGTCTGGGGATGGTGGGAATGAGTTGTTTATCACCTCGGGCGGAAATGGCTACGTCTACGACCTGCTCGCGAACACCCTGAGCGCGATTGGCGCACTGGCCGGGAAAGCGACCATGGGTGCGTTTGCCGATGGCTACTTCCTCGCCTTCGATCGCTCGACGGGCACGGTCTATCTCTCCGATCTGTACGACGGGACGGTCTGGGACCCGACGCAGTTCTTTACGCGGTCCTCGCGGGCGGATACCTGGAACGCCATGTGGGTCACGTCCTGGGGTCAGATTTTCCTGCCCGGCACGAAGACCCGCGATTACTGGTACAACGCCGGCACCTTCCCGATTCCGTTCGTGCCGACGCAGAGCGGCACGCAACCGGACGGCATCGCGGCCACGTTTTCGATCTCGGAGAACTCCGGCACGCTCTGCTGGCTCCAGACGAACGAAGACGGCGGCTACAAGGTCATGGCCGCGACGGGCTACCGCGGTGAGCGTATTTCCACCCATGCGGTCGAGCAGGCGATCAGTAACTACTCGCAGATCAACGACGCGATTGGGGAAACCTACACCGATCACGGCCATCAGTTCTATCTGCTGACGTTCCCGTCCGCAGGGATGACGTGGTGCTACGACCTGATGACCAAGACGTGGCATCAGCGGTTGACGTGGGACCCGACCAGCGGCACGTATGGCGCCTGGCGGGCGCAGTTTCATTGCTTCGCCTTCAACAAACACCTATGGGTCGATAGCGGCTCGGGTCTGGTGGTGGAGTCCGATGAGACGTTCCCCACAGACGTCGGCGGGCTGCTGATCCGACGCGAACGCACCGCGCCGTCGATCTGCCTGAATCATCACCGCCTGACGTTCGGCACGTTTGAGCTGCTGATGCAGACCGGCATTGGCAATGCGAACGATCCCGGCGCCGATCCCCAGATCACGCTGTCGCTCAGCAACGACGGTGGGCGCACGTGGGGATCAGAACGCACGGCCAGCGTCGGCATGATGGGCCAATACCTCACGCGCGTGCAGTGGCAGCGCAACGGGGACGGGCGAGACAAGGCGTTCAAGGTTGTGTGCTCCGATCCGGTCGTGCCGTGGGCGATCATCGACGCCTTTCTGACGGTCACGGATAACCGCGGACAGATTGTCCAGTTGGGACGGGCGGCATGAGTCTCAATCAAGAGCCGATCCCGTACAACGACGCGATCACCGACCCCAAGACGGGGCTGATCACCGACGAATGGACGCGCTACTTCAATAACACACTCCTGCCGCAGATCACCGCGGCGACCAAAGTGGTGGACACCTACACCACGGGCGTGGTGGGTGTGAACGCGGCGATTCCGATCACGCCTGTGGTCGAGAGTGCGACCCAAGGTCAATACCGCTTCACGCACTACCTGCAATGCCTGACCCCTGCTGGGGTGGCGAGTGCGTTCCAGGTGACGTTGACGTGGACGTTTAACAACATCGTCCAGACGCAGACGTTCAGCAACGTGAACGGCAATCTCACGACCACGCATGAAGGCGTGGAGTATCCGATTCACACGGACGGCGGGACACCCATTTCGGTGGCGGTCACGTATGCCAGCAATCCCGCGGCGGCGGCGGTCTATTTCTTCGAGGCCAACGTGGAACTGGTGCAGGCGGATTAACCATGACGTTGAAACAGATGATGGCGGCGCAGAACGGATCGGCTTACGGGCGGCGACTGGCGAGTGACGCGGCCTCACAGCGCGCGGACTTCTGGAAAAAGACCGTGTTGCCGATTGCGGCGTTTGCGACGGGTGGCGCGGCGCTTGGGGCCGCTGGTGGCGGTGCCGCGGCGGGTGGTGCGGCGGCGGGCATGGGCGGACTACCGGCAGGCATGGCCCCCGGTGGCGCGATGATCTCGACCGCCTTTCCGACAGCGGCGGGCATGGGCGGTGGCGCGTTCTCGCTCGGCGGTCTGATGAAGAACCCCCTCACGGGCATGGGCATACAGGGGATGTTCTCCCTACTCGGTCAACGCTCCCAGAACAAGGCGATGGATAAGCAGCTCGCTTCGCAGAATGCGTCCCTCGCCAAACAGATGGAGCTGGAAATCGCGGATCGCGCCGAACAGAAGCGGCAATTCGACATTCAGCAGCAGGCCGCGAAAGCCGCGCTCGATGCGCAGAACACGATGGCCGCGCGTCAACTCGCGGCCGAGGAAGCGGATCGCGCCTACACGCGCTCGCTCAGTGAGAAGCGCGAAGCGTATCTCGATCCGTATCGGCAACAGTCACAAGCCGCACGCTATTCGCTGATGCGGATGTTGGGGATCGGCTAATGGCGGACATGTTCGATCCCCGCGCGTACGTGCAAAGCCTGCTCCCCAAGGGCGCGGCGTCTCCGCAAGCCTTGGCCGCGCTGGAACCGCAACTCAAGCAGCACGGGATCTCGCTGCAACGCAGCAGCGCTGGCGATGTGCGCGGCCGTATCTACCTGCCGAATCCCGGTGGCTACCAGTACGGCAACGCCGTCGATCTGGTGGGGCAGTGGGGGCAGCCGTGGACATGGACGGAGCGCAGCGAAAGCGCACCCGGCGCCAACACCCCTCGGCGGTCGTTGGGGTCGATGCTGACCACGCCGTCGTCGCCCCTGCTCGCGGGTGCCCTGCCGCAATCGCAACCGTTTGAGTGGTTAACCCCTGAAACCGCCGTCGATCCGTCGCGCTTTTCACTCGCGTCGATCTTGGGAGTGCGCTGATGTCCGAACGTGATTATTCCAATAACTGGGAAGATTTCTGGCGGGACTATCCCGATGGGCAGAACCAAGCGCCGGGGGGTGTAACCGCGCCACAGACAGACCCGAATCCTGATCCGTATGTCGAGACGGCAGTCCCGCCGCCCGACGCGCCGAAGCCGGTCAAAGAGGGCACGGCTATCGATAAGGTGCAGACTTCGCCCCCACCGCCGACCTATTACCCACAGGACACGGGCGGCGGCTACAGCGCGCCCTCTGCGCCCTCCTTCAACTGGCCGGTGTTCGATGCCCCTGCGTATGAGTCGCCGGGGCCGTTTGTCCCGCGTCGAAACACGTTCTCCTTTGAGGACTTCGCCGCGCCGACGATGCAAGAAGCCGAGAGCGATCCCGGCTATGCCTTCTCACGCGATCAGGGGCGGAAGGCGCTCGAAACCAGTGCCGCCGCGCGCGGCATCCTGCGTTCCGGTGGGACGCTCAAGGACATTCTGGAATACGGCAACAAGTTCGCCGAGCAGAACTATGGCAACGTCTTCAACCGCGCCCAGAGCGTGTGGGGCGGCAACCGCCAGAACGCGCTGGACAAGTTCCAACTGGAATACGGCGTGGATCGCGATGTCTACGACCGCATGGCCGCGGATGTGGGCAACAAGAACCAGTACAACTACCGCTCGGCGTGGGACAAGTTCAGCTCCCTCGATTCCCAGCGCAAGTTTGAGCTGAGTGATGCGCTGTCTCGCTGGCAGTCGCAACTGAGCGCGTTGACCTCGCTCTCGCAGCCGGTGGGCTAATGCCGCGCGCCCCGATTGAGTACGTGCCGCGGGTGTTTGTTCCGGATCAGTTCCGGCCCGACTCCCACACGCTGCAAGCCATCCTCGAGCGACAGGGCGCCTTACAGGCCCAAGCGGCCCTCAATGCCGGCCAGAGTCGCGCGGGCATGTGGAACCAGTTTGGGCAGTTGTTCGCGCAGTACCAGAACGAACTCCAGCGGCGGGATCAGCAAGCGGCCGTTCTGGCACAGCGGCAGGCGGAACAGTCGGCCGCGGACAAGCTGAAGCGCGATGAGATGTCCGAGAAGAAGGCCGAACGCGATGAAGCGAATCGGATCAGGCAAGAGGGTGTGGATCGACAGAACAAGCTGGACGCTGAGAAGCGCGGCGACTCGCGAGCCAAAGCGATCGGGTACGGCCCGATGGCTGAAACCGATGTCGATACCGTAATGCAGTCACCAGATCGCTCGGGTGACGTGCGGTACATCTTTGGTCCGAACACCGCGAACGGTCCCGAGCTGATGCCCACGCCGGATCAGCAGCGCGGCATCCAGGTCGAAAAGTCCATTCAGGCGATGGGCGGACAGATTGGCCCTAATGGTCAAGTGATCATGCCGCCGAAGCCCGTCTCTCAGCGCTTCTACGAAGTGACGGTGCCGGGACCGAAGGGGCCGGTGCGAAAACTCGTCACCGAAGAGGAATTACGCGGCGGTATTCAGCAGTACGAGAAACCGGACAAGCCGCAGACCTCGCTGAACTTGCAAGGGCCGTATGCGACCGCGTTTAGCCGCGCGATCATGAGCGCCCCGGCGATGAAGCGCGCGGGATTGATTCAAACGGCCAACGATGTCGCCGCGCGCGGCTCCGAAGACGATCTCAAGGGCTTGATCCGCCAAGCGGCCATCGAGGGCGAGAACGTCGATGTCAAGAATCAGGTGATCGGCCGCCTGACCACGATCAAAGCCCTGCAGGACGCAAAAGGAATGATCTCGGAGATGCGCAAGGCGGGCATCCCCACCGACATCCTGAGCGGTACCGCGGAAGACGTGGCCCGCAAGTTGGGCAAGACGACCAATCCGGCCTACGTGAAGCTCGGCCAGAACTTGCAGGACGTGCTCATCAACTATCGCCGCGCGGCGACGGGTGCGCAGTTCGGGGAGAGCGAAGGCAAGAGCTACGAAAAGATGTTCCCGAAGTACACCAACGATTTCCCGGTGAACGATGCGCTGCTCGATGGCCTCCTGAGTGCGATGTCGAACCGTGATCGCACGTATTGGGAATACAAACTCGGGCCGGAAGGCGCGTCCCTGATTTCGGCGTCGGCGCCGTCTGCGACATCTGCAGCGAAGAAGGATAACCCCTTCAGAAAGAAGCCGCAGTAATGGCGCAAGACCCTGTTGAAGCCTATCTGCGAAAAGCGCCGGCCACGGATGCGCAGCGTGCGGACTTGTGGGATGCGTATCACGACGCCGTCAGTCCAGATGACCTCGCGACGAAACTACAAGCAATCAAAGTGCCCGATCAAGTGAAGGTTGGATTGTGGGACTTAAAGGCGAGTTCAACGCCGAAGATTGAATCTCCGCAGACCGAAGCACCGAAGACGGCGACATGGTCGGATCGCCTGGGCCTGAATGATGGCACCGACTCTGTGTTAGGTGGTTTCTTGCGCGGTTCCGCTGGTGCCGCTGTCGATATGGTGCAAGGCGCCGCATCAGACATCGGCACCACTCTGCGGAACAAACTGCAGGCCGATAACGCCCCACCTGAAGGCATGAGCGTTCCGACGAGTCGCGTGCAGCCCGCGGCGCGTCAAATGCCGGCCGCGTTGATGACGGAAAAACCAGACACGACAGCGGGCACGGTCGGCACGTATCTTCCCGCAGTGGCAGCCTTAGCGGCTCCTGTCGGTGGCGCCGTCAAAGCTGGAGTCGAAGCTCTCCCGAGTGTCACGCGCGCAGGCGAGAAGTTCCAGAACGTCATGGGCGCGGCTCGGAACATCCCGATTGACGTGAAAGACGTTGGTGAGGTTGCGCTGCGAATCAATCAACTCGCGGAACGTGGCGGCTCAATGCCGATGGCGGTTCGCAAGCTCTTGAATCGCATGACAGATCCCGAAAAAGCCGGAATGGTCTACGAGGAATCTCGGGACTTCGCCAGCAACATCAGCCGATTGTCAGCCAACGAATTTGGACGGCTCACGCCAGCCGTGGCGCGTGAAGTCGCGGAGTTGCGTGTCGCTCTGAATAAGGCCAACGCCGAAGCCGCGCAGAAGGCGGGCAAGTTAAAGGAGTACGCCGCTGCGATGACTGAGTATCAGCGGGCGATGAAGTTGCGCTCGGCGGTCAATAGCGCCATCGAAGGCGCGAAGCGATACGCCCCGATCGCATCAGCAGCGGGCGCGGGCGCGTGGCTGACTAAGAAGGTCGTCGATGCGATTGGGGGCGAGTAGGTCGATGTTCAACGTGGAACACGTCGCCACTATCGCCCACATGCCGCAAGAGGGCGCGCGATGCGACATGAAAGAGGCCGTAGATGAGTAGCCAGATCACGACACCGAAGGGGCCAAACATGGAAATGGCCGCCACGGCGAGCACGACGAAGGCTATACCCACGATCATCGCCCTAATCGTAGCACTCAGAGAGTCGCTGTTTGGTCATCTTTCTCGCCTGCGCGGCCTTGTCCACCAGTGGCTCGGTCAAAGCGCGTTGGACCGTCCATCCGTGCCGAAGTCGTTCATTCAGGGTCGTTTCTTTGAGTCCAATCAACTCGGCCCATTCGATACAGGTGCGCGTTTCGCCGTTAAACGTGAGTCGGTGATTCGTGCGGATGTTTCTGGACTGTTCTTTCGGCGTGGCCCATCGGCAGTTGTCTGGCGAGTAATGGCCGCTGCCGTCAATTCGATCAAGCGAGTGTATGGGGCTTGGCTTGCGCCCCATGTCCGACAGGAAGTTTTCAAAGTTATCCCATCGTTCACAGATGGTGATGCCGCGCCCGCCGTAGCGAAAGTAGTTGGCGGCTCGCGGATTCAAGCATCGGGTGCGCATGGATTGCCATGCGCGGTACTCGGGGGAGTTCGTTAGGCCATGCGTCTTCGCCACACTCGCTATTTTAGCACTCTGGTAACGGCAATTCTGTGCCTAGCCGCACAGCTTTCGTTCGCGCAAGGCACTGTTGCCCCCGTCGCTCGTCAGACATGGTTCACGAATAACGGTGAACCAGCGGCCGGTTACTGGGTGTGTGTCTATCAGGCTGGCACCGACACGCTCGCCACCACGTACACCACGGCGGCTCTGAGCGTCGCGAATGCGAATCCGCTTGTCTTGGATAGCGCCGGGCGTGGCACGGTCTTTTTGTCGCCTGGGCGATCTTACAAATTCGTTCTGAAGTCGCCGACGACACCCGTTAACTGCACAACCGGCACCACGATTTGGAGCGTAGACCAAGTCTCATCGGTCCCGGCGGGCAATGTCACGGTGGACGTAGACGGCACCGCGGGAGAAGACCTCGCCGCGGGCAACGTCGCGTATCTCTCGGATGGATCAGGCTCCAAGAACGCGGGCCAGTGGTACAAGGCTGACGCCGATTTCACCTACGCCAGCACAACCCCGCAGGTCGGACTCGTGGTGTCCGCGATCAGCTCGGGTGCTACCGGCTCGATCCGCATTCAGGGCCGTTC